CCAATGCCCATGAAGTACTCACCAGGCAGGAAGAGGATCGCCTTGTTGTCAGCTACGCCGGAGACCTGGATAACGTCCGTAGGGAAGGGGAAGCGGTTGGCGATGTACTCACCATTCGCATTCAGGACAGTGGTGGCAGGCATGATCTTGGTGAGATAGGTCTTGGGATTGCAGAGCAGGGTAACTTTATCAAATTTTCTGTCTTTTCCGCCGTGGAGCGTGTAACCGCTCTTGGGAGATCCGTCACTGTTCGCGGATGTGCTGTTCTTAGGCACGATATTGCCGGAAGAATCCTGTGTATACCATGCTTCGGTCTTTGCCATGGTAGCCAGGACAGCGCCGTAATCCTTGGGGCTGAAGGAAGCCAGGGAGACGGCGGTCTTCTGAGGATAGCCGGTGGAGCTGTTGACAGTTACGCCCTTGTGGATATCGCGGTCAAGGCCGATCGGCTGATCGTGGCCAGTGCCGCACACAATCGCGTTCTCAAGGCCAACGGCCAGAGCTTCTTTCAGGAAAGTACGGATATATCCATCAAGGAAGATGGGGCCGAGATCCAGCATGTCCTTTTCAATGATCGCGTATGCGGACAGCTTGCACTGGGTCAGCTCGACCGTGCGGAAGGCGGAAATGATCTGCTGCGTGATCTGGCTGTTTACAGCGCCCCAGACTGCAGTCTGTGCGGAGTGGTCATTGAGGATCCATCTGGTCAGGTATGCAACATTCTGGAAATTGATCGCTGCGAGCAGGGGATGCTCCTGAACGAGATCTTTGTAAACATCCTCGATGATGGTGTTGGGCATCACCTTTGCGTCGAGCAGTCCGTCATAGGTCTGCTTGGGGTTGTTGGTCTTGCCGGCCTCGATCAGTGCCTGATAGTACTTTGTCTCTTCGCTGGTCAGCTGACGGTATCCGCGCTGTGCAAGGATGGACATGTCGCCATTAGCGGACTCATAGTCTGCGCGAACTGTTGCGGCGATCGCCTGTCCGAACTGGTCGAACGCGGCCTGCACGGTTTCCTTGGATGCACCACTGGTGAAAGCGGCCTGAAGCGCCGCACTTGCTTCTGTGATCATGCTGTTTTTCTTGAGCATTTGTTTTTCCTCCTCATGAGAATAATTTGCTGAAAAAATCGAGCGCTGCCTTAGCAGAGCCTTTATCATCTTCGTCGTCTTTATCATCATCCGGATCGTCGTTAGGCTCTTCGGATTCGTCCTGATCGTCAGGCTCATCCGGGTCGTTTTTGGCGTCCTTCTCTTCCGGCTCTTCTTCGTCTTCATCTTCAGACAGAGCTTCAAGGATCTTGTCCAGTTTCCGGTTGATTTCCGCCAGTGTGCTGCGCTCACCTGCGCGGTTTAAGACTGCCTCGCGGATACTGCCGAAAGCGGACTGCTGTGCTTTGTCGCTCTCTTCTTCTTTGGCGATCTCGGTAGCAAAGCCATATTTCAGGCATTCCTCTGCGGTCAGCCATGTTTCTTTTGCCATCAGGCTGCGGATCTCGTCCTCTTCCAGGTTCGATACCGCAAGATATGCGTTGATGCTCGACTGGTTGATCTTGTCATTGTCATCGGCAGCCTTCCTCATATCCGCGCTGTTGGCATAGCCCAGATAACTCATGCAGTCATGGATCATCATGAGGGCGATGCTTCCCATGGTCCGGATATCACCGGCACAAAAAACGATGGTCGCTGCAGAGCAGGCAAAACCATCGCAGTAAGTGTGTATGGATGCGCTGTGGCGTTTGAGTGCCGAATAGATCGCAAGTGCTTCCGCGACTTCACCGCCGTAAGAGTTGATGTAAACATTGATCGTGTCCACATCCAGACCCTGGATCTCCGAAACAATACCGTGGGCGGATACCATGCCGGTGTCTTCACCGACAAAAGCGTTGAGCGCTTCCGCGTCCTGGGTGATGTTTCCGTAGATGTTTATCTCAGCAGTGCGCCCGGAGGTTGCAATCTGGTAAAACTTTCTCACCCGTCTTCACCTCCTTTCTCGGGATTTGCGAGAAATCTCTCGATTTCCTCAAAATTCTTTGTGATAAAGTGCTTTCGGCTCCAGTCCGTGTTAAGTGGCGCATCACCTAACATTTCGCGGACTTCATCGATGCACTTGACACCAGAAGAAATAAGATTGGACACATCAGCAGATACTCCAAAGATGTCTCTGTGGATGATCTTGCTCGTGTCCACTGCGTAATAATTGCCGGAGGCGTAATTTTCCATTCCGGCACGCTTGTTGAGCGCTTCCGTGATCATGTCGGCGTATGGGTCAACGCCGAAAGTCAAGAAACTTCCAACGATCTCGTCCATGGCCGTAATGTTTCCGGCCATCATGGATTCGGGTATGTGGAAAGCGCCGGCAACAGTAGAAAACAGGTCCTTTTTTAACTCCAAGAAGCTGCTCGAATTACCTTGCGACTGACCATAGACCGGATCGCTCTCCAGTTTGTATCCGTCAAACTCCGGATATACTGCGTTTTCAGATTCCATGTAGGTCTTCAGCTGCTTGGTAATATAGTTTTCAAATTCCTTGTTGAAGTCTTCGTCTCCGGCTTTCACTCCGTCGATGTGGAGCTTATATTTCTGGCTGTTGGACATCTTCAGCTTCTTGGCGGCAGCCGACAGTATCTTTCCGTACTGGTCATACATACCGTCGATCAGACGCTTCACATGGATGTCATCGAGCCGGAATACATATACATCGTCCCACTGGAATTTTCGATTGAATGTAAAGTTGCCGATCTGGACTCCGCTGTAGACGTCGCCCAGAATGGGACGCTCCCACTCGCGAACGTATGAATCAGCGCAGTACAGGCAGCCGTTGATCTCAACGACAAGCGCCTCGCCTCTCCGGATCACCTTGTTGATGACCTTGTGCCAGAAAACGGAAGATGTCTCGTTGCGGTTCGGGCTTACGTTGAGCAGGTAGTAATCCGTGTCCTTAACCGGAAGCCCGTCACGGAAAGTCCGTATCTCTGACCTGCTGATGCCGTTGCTGATCAGGGAGGACGCTGTATAGATCGCCAGTTCTTTGTAGTAGAGGTCTGCGGGAATGTCGATGACGATCGTCGATGCATCTCCGCCGTATGTCTCTTTTACAGGGAACAGAGACTCTAAAAAGTCGCTTAGCCATGCCATTTCACGCGCTCACCCCCTTTCTAAAATGTGATAACGCCGACTTTGGTCATTGTCGGTCTCTCTTTTATTTCGTCTTCTTTTACCATCGCAGCTACCAGAGCCATAAAAGCATCTGTCTTTCGAGATTTTGATTCAATCTTTGCGTATAGAAAAGATCCCTTATCATCACCCTTTGCCTTACCATACGGGACAAGTTTTGTATTTCCAGTACACCATCTAAGTACCGGATTGTCTCCCCACGAAAAATACTTGTTAACAAAACAGCTATTAATCACCGGAGTAACGGCAAGGATATCAACCTGTCTGACAAGATATAGATTTTTCCTTTCAAAAGAAAAGCCAACTTTACTCAGGGCATCTGATAGAAGCGTGTATCGATAACGATCAATACATACCATCCGAATGTTATACAATTTAGCCTGTTCGGCAATATACGCAGATATGACAGACGGATGAATCTCCACATCTTCTACATAAGTGCACAGTCCGCGTTTTACCCATTCCCTCCACGGAGCCTTGATTCTGCTTAAATCCTTGGACTCGGAACAAATCCAGGCATGTGCCACATCGTAGCGCTCGTCCCCTTTTTTAAAATGCAAGTCGACACCAACCCAGTCCGATGTAGATGCGTAATCAATTCCAACTACACAGGACCAGCCGCGAAGATTCGGAAGTTCTTTGTTGGTCGCAATTACATTTTCCCATTCGGTGACTGCACGATCATTCATGCGCTCCGGCAGATTCATCCGTTTAGACATAAATGCCGGCAATCGTTCGGGTGATTTTTTCCATTCTCTGTATTCCTTCCGGATCTCCAGAAGTAGATCGGGCAGGTATGGAAGAGAAGGGTTCGCTTTCGGCCAGTTGGCCTCATCATGGACTTCCTCTTTGTCGTCCAGTTTGCATATGAAGTATAGAGTTCCGTTATCTGCTACACCGCCGCGAAGAACATCGTCACCATCTTTCAATATGTCATCGAGCGGGCCCTCGCGGACGTCTCCGTTTGTCGTGTAGTAAGATCTCCTGGGATGTTTTTTCTTGCCCAGGCCGGTCGTGAACACGTTGATGTTGTCATAATTCAGATACTGGTGGATTTCATTAAAGATGACGATGCCGGAGCGTAGGCCGTCTTTTCCTTTCGGGCTGTTGGTGCGGCCTTTGATGACTGATCTGGTCTTGACGCAGGTGATCTTTTCCTTCGTCCAATGATAGAACTTCTTGATTTTCTTCGTTATGGAAGGAGCCTCGAAGAATCCGGTAAGATCCTGAACAGGGCGAATAGCCTGCTCCTCGTTGTTCGCGCAGATATCTACGTCATATTCGCGGATCCCGTTGTATGGACTGGTCAGGAGGAAGCTCTCTGCGGCGATCGTGCCGTCTTTCCCTGCTCCTCTTCCCAACATGCAGAACAGATCCGGCCACCGCGGCTGCCCGGTGTCATCCCAGTATGTACAGTCATGCAGTGCTATCACAAACTTCTGCCATGGAAACAGCTTAAAAGGCAGATATGTGTCAGCCAGGTGCATGTATTTCGCAAGCTGGTCCTCGTCAATGTGGATCGCTTCTGTCTCAAAACAGTGCCGCACATGCTCCACAAGGAGACGCTGCTCCTCACAGCACTTGAA